TAAAAAGCTATTTTCTCAAATGTTATATTTTTAACGTCCTGAACTGTATATATAGCATCATCTCCAAAGGCAACTAATCTCATTTCTTCATGAAATGTTCTCAGTCCAGGTTTCCCTGTTATTCTCCTGAAACAATACCAGTGATATAAAAAGTTTACGGTACAATTGAATTCTGTTGTTAATGGGTTTCCTGAGGGATTACCATGTAACGATTGCCATACTAGATTATCTGATTGTTGAATTGTTCGAACACATTCATCTAAGATCACTCTTAAACTAGTTCTTACACTTGCTACATCCGGAAAATCCTCTGTACCAACCGTGAAACGTTCACATATTACGTCTGTAAAGATCTCTATAGCTGCGTCCATGAAATCGGCCCTAAGGTTACCATCAAAACTAGAAAAATCGCAATCAAATCCATAATTTGATACTTCAGCTAAATGATTATATAAATGAGTCCAACCGGGTGACATAGCGTCAATCCCTACTGCGTGTCCTATCCTTAAACCTAAATTTTTCCATGCAACTTTAAATCGTCCCATAAGCATTCTAACTACTACCACAAAATCCATAGGGGCTGCAGTAAAAATCCTTGTTTTTCCTTGATTAGCTTTCTTAATTGGTCTAGTTTCATCTTTTAAACAATCTTTCCAAATTGACATTACTCTCTTTCCTTCTAAAGCATTCTTAATTCTGTTCTCTATTCTTTCATTTAAAATTGGAGATGGTGTATAGATAATAGCTCCAGATTGATCTTCTCCTATTGGTTCTAATAGTCCTAATTTGGTTTGACAAGTCTTATTTAAAGGTATCCCTGGTGAGCTTTTATAATTCATTGATTCCAACCCAATAACACTATCTCCTGAGATAGCTTGTTCTCTTGTAATTGGAGACAAATCATCACTAAACTCCTGTTTCCAAAATTCCTTCAACTCTGTTGTCATTTCTCTTAGATTGTTTGTTATCACTTCACTTTCCGGTAGGTTAGCACACCATTTAGATGTATTTCTTACTAATAAAT